AGAGTACTAGATTATTGGAATGCCCAACGGATTGAAGGCTGGTTAGAGCCAGAGCCTGCAACAAGCTCATTGAATCCCAAAGATTGAGATGCAACAACTACGTTACGCTGCTCTTTCACGATATAATCGCTTTCGATTCCGATGCCTTTCAGGCGAGGCATTACATAGTTTGGCATATATACTGCCGCTGCTGCGGTAGTAGTAGGAGCGCCAGAAGCGTTCAAGTTATATGCCAACTGGTCAGTAGCAATTACAGGTGAACCGTAAATTGTACCTACCATGCCGGTAAGTTTAGTTGCAAGGTCTGAACCAACTTCAGTGATGTCGGTGAAACCAGTTGCATCGATCAACTCGTAGTATACGTCAGTTGGTACGATGTAAGCAACTTGTGATGCTTCCAAACCATACTTACCCATTTCCTTACGCATTTGAAGGAGGTTAGCTGGAGTAACTTCACCTGAGCTAGAAGCGTCAAGTGCAGTTTGGATAGATGCTTGTGCAAAACCACTACCATTATCGGTAGAAGATGAGCCAACCAAACCGTTGAAAGTACCATTACCCAACAACAATGCTTTATCCACAGCAATAGCGTGTGCACGAGCAAGTGCTGAAGTCACCATTGGCAATACAGACAATAGAATCTGCTCATCAGTATCATTGGTAATATAGGTGCTTGAAATCAAACGTTGTGCTTTCAAGATAACCTGACCGATTGAGTAGTTGTTGTCGTTTGCGCCCTGGTCTTCCAAGTAAGTATCGTTCTGACCGTTGGTTGCACCACCTGCACCGCCGTTATCCCAGTTCGCTGCTTCAGTATCAGGAGCGATTGGCAATACGGTTGCGCCAGACTGTACATTGATCTCACGGAACAATGGAGCAATCTTTTGTGCTTGACGAACTTCTTCCTCGAAGTTACGAGAAACAACTACGTCGATACCAGCTGAAGTGGTAGCAGTGTAGTCAACTTCTGCCTTCTCAAGAACTTCGCGAGCAAAGTCAGTGTCCCAACCTTTCTTAGTAATTTTACCAAGAATGTGAGCTTTAAGAAGGTCATCTTTGTGATCTTCCAAAGAACCACCTTTACGACCAGAGAAATCACGCTTTGACTTACGCATTGCTTCGATTTCAGCAGATTTTTCTTCAAGCTCAGACTTGTACTTAGCAAGAGTTTCTTCGATGTTAGCATCCTTAGCTTCCAACTCTTTCTTGAATTCGTTCATCAAACGCTCAGTACCAGTAGTTACACCAACTTCGATAGCAGACTTAACTTCTGCTTCTTTTTGTGCTTCTGCAGCTTTAACTGCTTCAGCTTCTTCAGCAGCTTTTTGTGCTGCTGCTTTCTCTTCGGCTGCTTTAAGTGCCATTTTAGCAGCAGTCTCGTCTGCTACCTTTTTAGCAAAAGCATCCAAATCGATTTCGGGAGTTTTATTCTCTTCCGACATTTTGATCTCCTTTTGGGAATTTTCCCCGTCCGGTGTGTCACTAGCTATTTCTGAATTTTCGTCTTTAGCCAGAGACTGACCGGCTAGATCTACACTATTTTTGAAAGTTTTACTCATATAATCTCTATACTCATCAACTGAGTCGAAAGATTTTGAGAGCGAGAAAGTTGCTGCTTGGTTAGCAGGTACAGATACTACTGATACCTCAAACAATTCAGCGTCCTTAATCAAGTATCCGTCAGTTTCCTTAATATAATCGGCATCCTTGACTCGGAAACCAACAGAAAAGGCTCCAAGAACACCGTCTTTTACTAATTCAGCTACATCTTTAGCTGCTTTAGAAATTTTTGCTTCCAGATGAAGCCCGTCTTTAGTAGGTACAATCTTAGTTGCTCTACCAATAGGACGGTTGTAATCGTGATTAAAAAGAATAATTGGATTATTCTCAAAGTTTTTTAGTCCACCCTTAGTCCAAGCGTCTACTTCAATGCTATCGCCTGCGCGATCCCAATCAGCAGTACTTGCTAAACCACGAATCATAATGTTATCATCTTCAACATTAGATTTAAA